TTTAGGAAGGGCATCTTCCGATACAGTACCAGCCAGTAAATTAAGAGCATCCAGAATCTCATTGTCGTGTGCGAGCCCTTTATCTTCAAACACATTCATAAGTGTTCGATTTTCGTTTATTTTAAACGCCTCGCCGAATTCCAATGCGGTCTTCGTAAACTGATTATACTCATCTTCAGTAGAAAATCTATCCCTGATTCCCTTCTGAGCTTCGTCCAAAATTCTCTGTTGCTCTGCCTGTCCGGCCTCGACAGCGGCATCGTAAAACTTCAGGACTCCATCAAATGCTCTCTGGGGCATCCCACTTTGATGAGCGTACTTTTTAAAAGATGCGACCAAATCTGGCTCATTATGAAGTGAACTATTTTCGGCCACATTAAGTTTATAATCCTCGGCTTTTTCCGGACAACCGAGCTTCCTATCCAGTGCCGCCCACCCTTCGGTGTCACCTTCTTCCGGAATTTTTAATATCTTATCTCTCTGGCCTACAAAGGATTCAAGTTCCTGATAGGACTCTACCATAGAACCGATATCCTTACAGCCTTTACCGTTAATAAAATTTCTGACAGATTCGGGAGCCAGATTCATATCACCGAAAGAACCATCTGGGTTAATCCAATTCTTCTGGTCCTGTGGGGCAGAATAAGGCGTATTCTGTTGCTGTCCCTGTTGTTGGCCCTGCTGTTGTTGTTGGCCCTGCTGGTCCATTTGCTGATTCTGCTGGCCACCATTATTGTCGTTTTCTACGCTCATTATCATGCCTCAATAAAAATAGAATATAGTTATACACAGCTTGCTTGCCACTCTCAAAGAGAACAGAAGAAGCATTAGGGTTATTAGGATTACGCACACAGCCTGTATCTCTATTACACACAACGGCCAAATGCTTTAGACATCTCTTTCCTGATTCAGTACTAAACGTAGCGGCGAATGTAGAGGCGACTTCATTTTGCTCTTTTTCCATCTGCTCCGCTTGTTCTCGAATCTTAGCCTCATCCAACGGATTTATGTTTTCAAACATTATAAAGCTCCGATTAAGTCACCGACTCCACCCGCATCGTAAATATTCTTGTACGCCTTAGACGCACTTTCCATAATCTCCGACCCCTGTTGTGCAGTATTCATCTGCTCTCTTTGCTGACGGACAATAGCAACTTCCCTATCATCCACCAGTAATCGTTCTGGAACACCGTGAGCCCTCGCATCGTGCTTAAACGCTTCATCCATTTTTACGTTATCGTATACTGGATGCATTTCAGCATATGGAGCCCACTTAGCCATAACGGTGCCAAGTGCATTTGACTGCATGGTAGACATGGCCATAGCCAACCTACCTGTATAAATAATTTCTGTTTCTAAGTTCATTGGCCTTGGAGCCAATCTACCGTGACGCATGAGCAACTTAGCAGACCGTTCAATTACTGGGTCTGTTAATTCACCCTTCTGACCATTGATAGCTGGAGATAGAAGAACCATCTTTTCTTCCATCCTAGCCTCAACTTCTGTCGCTGTCATATTTCTGTAATGTGCCAGTACATCAAACAGGTCATTGTAGTAGCCTCGTTCAATAATACCTTCCAACTGTTCAAGCATCTGAGCATTAAGCTGAGAGTTTACACCAGTATTCAAAGGTACAGGAGGCTGAGCCATTGGAGTACCGTACATCACTGCACCCGGAGAAGTCATTGGCTGACCAATAACACTCTCTGAAGCAATCCACCAAGGAGGATTCTGGGCACGTTCAGAAGATTCAATAAAGATTCTTCGCATCCTGTCATACATTTTGATTTCGGGCAACAGGAAATGTGAAGGACTTCTTCCGTAATCCTCACCGGGAATAGTAGAGAATCGTACTACGATATAAGGCTGTTCGTAGTAACCGCCCTCTTTAACTATTTTCCTGTCGGCCATATTCAGCCATCGTGACACGAATGGGAATGAACCCATCTTGGTTCTGTCAAAACTATCATTTGGATAAACACAGTGAACGAATTCAAATTTCTTATGTGAATAAGGTTTGGTAGCCCTCTCCTTATCAAACTCCTTACCCATAGAGATATCACCAAACTGTTGAACAGCTTGTCGAACTGTCATGTATTTCTTTTTGAATACTGTGTCTACTATTCCTCTATTATTAAGTTCAAAAGCAATATCTCTAAGATGGTGATTTTCAAATACAAGGCCATCATCCCACATGACAGAGATACATGCTGTTCCGAAAATACAGAGATTTTGTATACACGTATACATTTCTCTTTGGTAATTACTATCCCATAGGGCTTGGTGTACGGCTACCCTAAAATCGCTGAGCCACATCTTAATATCAGTTTGCTCATTCATTTCCTCTGGCGTAGCTCTGAGAGTAAACCAGTGCTGGCCTGTGGGCATGAGGTACGCAAATACTCCGGCTCCCATACGTTGTGCGGCTAAAGCAGGTACGGCAGTGTAGATATTAACCGTCCGTATCTGCCCCTGATTGACAGGTATAGTAGAAACCATGTCCTGTGCCGCTGGAAGGATATATTTAGCGATTTCACTCAAGGTAGCATCGTACTGGGCCTTAACTGCGAAGGCATCGCTAATACGATTCTTGAGTTCATCTATAGGATTTTCTCGTCCATGTACTATCATAGTTATCCTAGATATTCATTAAGTACCTTTTGAATGCCAAACTGAATAGTTGACTTACGCCCCGGAGGCACACGCTTACGAGACTCTTTTCTGGCCTCTCCGGCACTTTCCTCAATTCTTCGGACCTCTTGGGTCTTCTGTTGTTCTGCCGGTGCTTTCAGTTTAGGGGTACTGCCCCCTCCACCACCTCCAAAATATCGAGCAAAGGGAGAATGTTCTTTATTATAAAACATGCTCTACTCCTTATGCTGGAATGTAGTAAACAGTCAGAGTACCGACAAAGGCACTCGCTGATTCATCCGCAGAAGATGTAATGGTAATATAACCATCATCATCACAAACAAATGGGCCACCATCTAGGTCTGCACCTGTGTATGTATGTGCCGTAGCATCTGCCACTGTATCGTTTGACTTATAAAGACCCGCCGCATTAAGATTAACCCCATCAAGTAGAGCATCGACATCTTTAGTAGTGCCATCAAGGTCTACATCAATACCTACATCTGCTGTAGCCGCTTCACCGCAAGCTGTACCTACGGCAAGTTCAACAGCTAGAATAACGTCACCGGCATTCATAGCAATTGCATCATTCTCACTCGTATCCAACAAAGCCTCTAACTGTGTAGTTGCAAGTGTCTTAACACAAACAACACCAGTCGTAAGACCTGATGCAGTAACCTTATCGAACTTAGCTGGCGTAATACTATTGTCGGCAATCTTAGCGGCAGTAATACCGCCATCTTTTAGCCTCAGCTTGCCTTTATTTACTCCAGAAGAAATAACCTCCATGGTACTTTCGTCAGCGGCACCCTTAGAACCCCCATGTAGTCTGAATGCGAACATTCCCATAATTAACTCCTATAAATAATACTCATTCTTAGCTTGGGGATACTGTTGTGCCCCGATTGTTTTTGGTGTTACTGGGGCCTTCATAGCCGCCAGCAAGAAATAAAGAGTAGCATGAAAATAGTGGTCCGGCTTATTAGCAAGTTGACGATATCTGTAAACAGACAGCCCAGACTTCTCATCCTTCTCTAAAATCTTAAATGTATTTGTCATTTCATATGCGTACTCGTCCAGTTCTTTACATTTAGCAGGTAACTGAATCTGTCGTCCTACAATAGCATCGTGAGTTTTATCACACCATTTAGTACGACCGCAGGTAACAGTTCCATCATCTTTCCATACAGAAGGACCACGTTTCGTATCAGAGTAACGATTAAGAAAGATGCAGTAAGGTTCTGATTTCTGAAACTGCTCAACCATATGAATTTCAGGGTCATGGTCAATTACAGCCATGCCCACGTTCATACGCTTGGCTATCTCATGTAATTCAAATTGGTCTTCGGCTCTGCCTACTCTCAATATCTCGTACTGATTCTTACCAACTTTAATTCCTATAACATAGTGGAGTACCTTACCTACGTCCACACCCATTATAGTCCTACCGATATTAGCACCTGCCTGAATGTTACTCCCGCAACATGCGTATACGTCCTGCTGAGTTAGTTTATGTTCAGCAGAGATATAGGGCAGTCCGAGTACAGTCCTATAAAATTCTTCCAGAGAGAACTGATAAGCCTCTGGGTCATGCCACTGTTGCAGTAGCAGGGCCAAATTTCTATTCGGGTTAAGCATCTGAGATACCCAATACCCTGCCACACTTCTATCAGGGTATTTAGGAACCCACATAGAACCGGGGGCATAAGGTACGATATCTCGTCTACACTTCTTACAGACAATATGGCCTATACCATTCTCATCAATCCTTATCGCTCTGTCTGCGTCATTAATAAATTCATCCTCGGCACAGGTATACGTGCAACACGCATCGCAATAAATATGCCACTGTCTCTGGTCAGATAATTGGAAGATAGTATCAAGACCATCGCCCGGTACTTTAGGAGTACCTACGTCAGTACGCCGGTATATCTTAGAGTTACCTAAACGCTGGTTAGTCTGCTTAGCCATTTCTTCATCGAAGATGGCACGTTCATCAAGAATAATCCAGTCAGCAGGGGTTGACCTTACTGAACCTGAGTCCTTCGCTTCCCCTTTTACCCGGACACTCGCCCCGGCTCCAAAGAAATAAATGTTAGTTTTACCAATTCGCCTACAGTCATTTCTGTTGGTATTACCCAATTGTTCCTTGACATGGGGATTATCATCGAGGAAATACTGGAATCGTCCTGTTGAAAATACGTCAACTCCAGTCCTCTGCGGGAAGTAGAAAATAATTCCTTGTTCATACTTATTGTAAATTGCTCCATGGGTAGCCTCAATAACCTTACCGATAGTCTTGCCTACCTGAGAACCTGTCTGTATAACTTCACTATGCTTCGTCTTCCCATCCATAGTATGAAAAGACAATAGTTCCTGTTGGTATGGTCTGGTATCCAAATCAAATAAGTGGCCATCCACCGTAAGATTAGTATACTTAGCCCATGCCGCCGCTGAACCAGCACAAAGTTGTTCTTGAGTTAGAGCCATTATACAGTAACCATTAAAATATCCATGCCAGCTACTACCCCCATTTCTGTACTGGTCTCAAAACATTCAATCTTTATATCCGACTTAGGGGGTATAGGTCCTGCCGGAATACCATATTCATATTGCCAATGAGAGGAGCCTAGAGTAACAAGAGATATCTGGCCTTTAGTTTGCCACGCACCAGTAGTTCCATTATTAGGCCGTATCTTCCATTGAAAACCCGCCGTTTCGGCTTCCTTGCCTGAGTCAGCTATACCTACATAACCCTTAATAAAAAATCCACATTTACCTGCGGGTATCGTAAATATCGCCTGTTGCGTTTGTCCATCTCCAGCGGAGATATATGCACCAACTGTGCCTCCGGTCTGTATACGTATCGAGATATTACCTACATTGGTTTCGGCTGTTCCGGCTGTAAGTACTTCTGCTCTATACACACGTATATATGAATTGGTTAAGTTGACTGCTGTTGTACCATTTAACGTCACAGTTTCGTCTATTTCTTCCCAGTTAGCATCAAGGCCATATACTTTAACTGTTCTGGCTCCTGTACCAGCAGGGTCTCCATCATCAGCGGCCTCTGAGCTTACTATTTCCATAGCTTGTGCCGTAGTAGGGTAGAACCCATAAGCCCCGCCTCCGGCCCATATATCTTCACCTCCTGTAGCTACAGCAGGATTATGGCCAAATTTATTAATATAACTATATCCGGGCACTTTGCCCATAGCGATATCCACTAAAAAAGAAGAATGTATTTGTGGTTCATACCTAGACATATTTTAATCCTTACTTTTTCTCTGGCATTTAGGGCACTTCAAATCCTGTCCGTCACACATCAAATGTTTGCCACATCTATGACATTTCCAGATACATAATTTCCACCACAATTTCCTAAAAGCCTGAATTTTAGCTATAGTACGCCAACATAATTTCATATTATGGTCTCCTGTCTAAGAAGAAGATGCCTTCCTCGCCTGTCACGGCAAGAGTACCAGTAAACTCTGTACCCCCTGCTCCATACTGAGTACCACTTCTTACATCACCGGCATCCGGTCCAACATATGTGCCAGCACTGCCATTAGTGGTATCATCACTAAGAGTATTGCCTACATCGGGAAAGTCGCCCGCCGGGCCCCAATTTGAAAATTGATTACCAAACATATTACCTCCTTACGGTACAATCCTTTGACCTATAATAGAAGAAGTCGCTGTTACATTAGCACCGGCTTCTGTAAAGAGTTCTCTAACAACAAGAGGTGTAAGCCAGTCGCTATCAGTATTCTTTCTAATCTCATGTCGCCATGGAGTAGTTGCGGTATTAACTCGTTCATCTCCTTCGAGAATATCCTTAATAGTATCCACAATAGTATCAATAGTATCTATCTTAGTGTCCAAGGTAGTTCCAGTATCAGTGAGGATACTATCCAGTTTGCCATCCAAAGTTGTACCAGTATCGACCAGAATATTGTCAACAATACCATCAATGGTATCCACTTTTCCTTCCACGGTAGTAAGTGTAGAAGCAAGGGCCAAATCAACGAGACTATTAGTATCTTTAACAAAGCCAGTTCCCTTAACATCAGTCAGATGTGTGATAATAGTATCCTGCTTCGCTTCTGTAGCATCTCCTGTCGCTCCCGGAGCATTCTCTAAGGCATTAGTAGTAAATCGTGAAACACCCGAATCATTTTCTACAATCTCATTTAGCAATGCTGTAGCCACACCCGGTTTAGATGCCGGGTCATAATCTACCGCAAATAGATGGTCAAGATGGTATGTTTCGATAGCCGCATCGACTTGAGCATTAATAGCCGCCGCATCAGGTACGGCATCTATCTGGTCACTCAATGTTTCCAAAGTATCGCCATCTGCTCCAATATGGGCAAGGTCCACAAGAGAATCCGTATCCTTAACAAACCCAGTACCTTTAACATCAGTAAGGTGGGTTATGATGGTAGTCTGGTTTGCAAGAGTAGCATCGCCAGTTGCCGCCTGTTCCAATGCATTAGATGTAAACCTACTGACCCCACCATCGTTCTCAACGAGTTCGTTGAATAACGCTGTGGCTACGCCCGGCTTACTTGCAGGGTCGTAATCTACCGCAAGCAAATGGTCAAGGTGGATATCGCTCAAGGCTGTATCAACTTCGGCATTAATATCTGCTGTACTAGGCAAAGCATCAATCTGGTCCGATAGACTCTCCAGCGTATCCCCATCTGCCCCTACACGTGCTACCGCAGATGAGCCGGTATCCGCTTGGGTTATTGGGAATGCAGTAGACTCATCGAACTTAGCCGATGTGATTGCATCATTAGCAAGTCCCATAAGGGCACCAGCCGCCAAGTCATTGAGGTCTGCCATCTTCTTAGTTTCAGTTGTAAATGATATACTTACAGGTATCGCTCCTGAAGCAGTAAAGTAAAAGCCACCTTCATCGCAGTTGACATCTCCAGCAGTAGGAGCAAACTCGTACTGCCCATTGCCCCTTTCTGTAGTAGTACCGCCAGCCGCCGCTTGAGCCCCGCCATCTTTAGACACATACTCTGTTACAGAGGCACCTGTTACAGCGGAGCCATCTGTAGTACTTACAAGAGCGAAATAAATATATTGTCCTGCTGTATTCTTCTTTATCATCTCACTACCTTACATTAACTGATTAGAGTTTACAGCAAAGGCTGGATTAAAATTAACACCACCTCCAACTGCCGCACCATAGATAGGTTCTTCGATAGAATCTCTATTGATGCCCCATCCCGGTCCCCTACGATACAACTCATAGATTTCTTCGTGACTAAGGCCCCTGTAGAATACACCACATGAACTGATTTGTCCATCCCATGCATCCGCACTTGAGTATCCTCTATCCCCTACCCACCAATTATAACCAACACCACTACCTGAATTGCTTGTACCATTAGCCCCGGTACTAGCGACCTGCTTACCATTGAAGAATAGGTATTGCCCCTCTGGTGTACCAGTATAAGCCCACATACCTATCTCACCATTATGTGAACCAGTCACCGCTTGAGTTATAGGAGAATAAGAGCCAGCCACCCTACAAAGACAGTACATACTGCCGCTACTACTGCCGAAATAACAGTAATCATTAGAGTCCGGTCTGGCTCCCAGTACAAGTCGTGTTCCTGAAGATGATGTAGTTGCACACCACGCTACGCATGTAATCCTACCAAAAGGAACACCAGTAGCCACAAGACCTGAATCGAAACATTCATTATTGTCATAGTCTGTCTCAGGACCGTACTTACCCTGCAACCACTGAGGACCACCATAGCTGGTATTGGCTGTGGCCTCTCTACGTACATCATCCCAGTGATAACTCGTACCATAGTTATTAAACAAGTAGAGCATCTTCAAATCTTTAAACAGAGGACTCTGCATAAAGTGTGGGTCGATGAGGCCCGGTCTTGGTTTTATCCAGTCTAGGTTATTCATATTAACTCGCCAATGGAATATCTGCGGTAGCTATACGAACTGAAATAGAAAGTTCCTGACCGCCTTGGTTCTCTACTGCCACCTTAAAATTCTTATAAACCCTTGGGTCTACCGGAATCAGTACTCTGACAGTATCGTTTTGTACGGGAGTAAAGTTTACAGCAAAAGGAGTACCAATAGTAGTTTCTTCAAAATTCGTACCGTCAATGTCTCCGAGTATGTATACTGTGACTTCGCCATCAATAGCTCCTGTATTATCTTCTACTGCCTCTACTGAAACAACTGCCGCCGCCTTACCGTCAATAGAAGTAGAATCACTTGTTTCCGTACCTGCATCAGCAAGGGCATCAGAAGACCAGTTAGATGCTGACTTCTGGACATACGCATAAGAACCCCATGTATAACCTGTATTAGCCATTACCTAGTTGCCTCCCAATTATTCAGATAATTTTCTGCTGTTGTTTCAAGACCACCAAGCATAGTATTTTCTCTAGCCTGTTTAGCTTCATATTCCAGATAAGCCTCTTTAATATCTTCCATCATAGCCGCACGTTGGGCTTGAGTAGCGATAATGCCTGTTATACTATACTGCCACACATCTTCATCTTCAGTACGGGTAGCAAGCAGAAGAACTCGCTTCTTGGCTTCATCAAGAACTCTGATTGAAATTTGCCACATTACTTAAATTCCTTATAATAAATCACACAATCTCGCTTATCGCCAAGAATGTTCATTTTATGTAAAACAAAACGCCCTCTTGTGCATTTGAATGTCTTCTGTCCTTTGTAAAGTAAATCACCTCGAACACAATCACATGATGAGGCTCCCCATATCCATCGGTGAATTATCTCATAGTCGTCAAAATCCTTATCATAGAAAGTACTGACCACGGCCCGATAGCCATTAACTTTATCTTCTATATCGAGTAATACTTCTCTTTTACATTTAATATCTTTATGTGTACTCAATTGGGTAGGATTCAGGCTATAACAACCATGCCCTGTCCAAAACATCATTTGTCCTTGCCAATAGAATACCTCACCGCCCGTTATCATCTTGTAGTTCAGTAGCATTATGGTCACTTTCCGGATTAGGTAATTGCCTCAAACACTCATATAACTGCTTAACGAATCCCTCAAGTACTCCGATAGTCTTTTCATCAACCGGGTCCATCCTCTTGAGATTTTCAATCTGAGTAAGATACATATTCAGTTTTCGTTCGTAATGTGTTCTCTGGCAAGGTCTCATGGAAAAATCCTTTTAACATGAAGGGACGCATACTATTCTGCTTTCTTTATCTTGTTCCGTAGTTCTTCAGCTTGCAATTCTGCAATAATCTGAGGAATCATCTTCTCTTGTTCGGCTGTTAAAGGAATGTTCTTCCCAGCAGAATCAGGCTTTTGTTCTTTAAAAGCTCCAATACGGTCCCCAATAGCTTTAAGTGTTCTCAACTCAGCT